CGTGCATTTCCTTTTCGGCACCTTCCAATTTTTCGTCCATTGCCGGGTTGGCGCCACGGATGGCCTTGAGGATACTTGCGGAACGGTACACTTTGTCCTTTTCCTTTTTCTCGCCCTCACCGGTATCGGTGGTCACGGGAGCTGCCATGGAAGCGCGCTCCAATTCGTTCTTTTCATGGGTCTCTGCCGTAGCAAGTTCCGAGCGCAAGGTCTCGATCTCTTTTTGGAGATTGTTGAAATTGGCGGTCTCCTCTTGTGACAGGGACCTGGATTGGCCCTTATCGTCCTTCGCACCTTCAACAATCGCTCCCTGAGCATCCAATTTTGTTTGAAGGTCCTGTCTAATCTGAACTGACTTTCTCATTTTTCATTCAAGTTTTTGTTATACATATATTGAGCTTCAAACCTGCTCAAGGTTTTATCTTCCTGGTTTCCGTTTTCGCCTTCGGGATTTTCCGTAACACTATCGTTCTTCGTGAACGCACTTCTTATCACCTCCATACACTCTGCGTTCCTTGCAAGCGCATCCGGGTTGGACTGTACCGTCACAATGGACCAGGACATAAGGTCCTGCCTGGTGAAGTATAATAGTTCCGGGTTTTCCCCTTCGTCAAAATCGCCCCAATGCCCTTCGTGCACATTGGCACGGATGGAAGCACCTCGAAGGATCCCGTTCTTTACTTTTCTGAATACCTTTTCGGCCAAAGGGTTGTCCTCGGCATTTTCAAAGGTGACCACCCCGATGAGTTTATCACCCTCCTGTCTTACCTCGGACGTACCGATGATCTGGTCAGGGTCGGAGCTCCAGTCGTTGTGCTGGTAAGTCACCACGGGGTTCTTGGCGTAACGCTCCAAATCCCATCCATCGCTCTTAAAAACAGTGTTATAGGTGTCCGGGGCCTCGGAGCTGATTACAAACTCGGCCGTGCGGGCCTCTTCGTTAACACTGTTGGCCCTGAACTGGCCATATCTTATCTGTTCTTTTTCGTTAGGCATCTTGCAGCTCTTTTTTGATTTGTTCCTCGGTCATCATATTGGCCATCTGGAGGAACTCATCGCCTCCGTCGTAAGGGTTCATATCTTCGAGTTTTCTCACCTCGTTGGGGTTCATCGCCTTGATGTACACCATATTCTTATAGTATTCCGCCCTGGTCTTGGGATCCACTTCCAAAAGTTTCTTGTAATTGAAGTAGGCATACTCGCCCGTGGACTTGCCGCGTTCCGTGATGAGCTTGCGCTCCACTTCCTGCTTTATCTGCTCGGCCAAAGGCTGGATAGTGGCCTGTAGGTACTCCATGCTCATCTGCACAAGGAAGTTGTACCCTCCCTCGCCCGAAACGTGCAGTTTATGCAGCGGGATATTGAGCCAACGCGCTATATCGGCAACGCCACTTGCTTTGGCCTCGATGAACATGGCCTCCTGGGGACTTAGGGAAATCGGCTTGTACTTCATGCCGTCGTCCAGGACGGTCACCCGGTTCTTTTTGCCGGTATTGAGGTTGGCCTCGAATATTTTCTTTAGGTTCTTTTTGCCCGATTCGTTGAGTCCCGTGGTATCCGTTTCAATGACACCATAGGTAATTGCCCTGTCATCATAGGCATCGACAGCAAAGGCATCCGCGGAAAGGTTCATGGACAGGTTGTCGGCCGCATATCGTATAACGCTTACACCGACCTTGCCGTCAAATGTGAATCCCGGCACATGGAACATCTCATCGGAGAAAAGCCACCTGTCGATTCCGGTTACCTTATAGTACAATTGGCCCTCGGATTCATAAACGGTCACATCGTCTGGATGCAAGAGTTTAAGCTCAACGGGCCATCCGGCACCATTGCGGACGATCTGTGCAAAACCATTGCCCTTGACCAACATACAGACAGCAAATGACCTCCAAAAGGTAAAGGCCGTCATACACAGGTTAGGGGTACGGTATATCAACTTTGTAATGGGATGGTCCAAAAGGGCGGTACGTTTGTCGCCGTCCCTGGAATAGACCTGTTTGGGAAGCACCGCAAGGCTATCGCTGATGTTCCGGACCCCACAAAAGAATCCGGAAATCTTCATACTGCCGTGGGCGGTGATCGTCTTTTTGTTCGATGTAACAGCGGAACCGAACCCGAACCAATTTTGGATAGCGGAAGCCCCTGCAAATCTTTGCTGGTTCCCGACTAAGTTCGACAATGTGCTGTTGAATAGGTTCACTGATGCCCATTTTTAATGGTCAACAGCTAAATTATAGGGGGGTAAGGTAAAATGATCGGACTTTTAGTCCGCTTGTTAAGAATTGTATTTTTTAATTGATTTTTTTTTGGCCTTTTCCAGCCATTTATAAACATCGGCAACATCACAAGTTATTATACCTACATGTGAATGATCCTTGCAGTACTTTTCAATTTGCTTGTGTATCTCATTTAAAAAATCACTCGCATTTATATTATCTAGTGAATTTTCGTTTTTATTGCCCATGATTTAAAATTTAGTTTAAAAATTATTTTTAGAAGAAAGCCAAATTTAAGCACATGTTTTATTTATCGACTGATTTTATGTTCGATTTGATATAATGGAAGGCCATCAAGAGCCCCAAACCAAGCTCAATGAATATGAGTACAATGACCAACAACTGGCGTACCCAGTGTGCGCTTATCCAATCAATGGACAATAGGGCACTGGTCAAAAAGGCCATTGTAAAGGTTGATATTATTATTGTAATGAATTGAAGACTTTCCTTCATATATGTTAATTGAGTAGATGTGTATTTTTATTGAACTGTTTTCTAAAACTGTCGTAATTGTCGTACCGGTACTCCCCAAAGAAATCATAGTACTTTTCATTGACCCAGTTAAAGCACTCATATTGGTTGCGGTGGTTTTTCAATTGATCAAAATAATATTGGAAAAAACCTAGTTTAGATCCCAGCTTGCGCATCAGGTCGTTTTCCGTATGTATCCGTTCCAGTTCCTCACGGATTGCCTTTTGATCATAGTTATTGCTCATCGTCCCTTGATTTTAAATATTCATCAACGTCCATTTCGTTGTATTTGCTTTCCTGGGGTTCCTCTACGGTAAGGCTCCCGCCAAGCGCCATGATAGCGGCGACGATACCGTCCACCCGTTTGTTCCCCGCGTGGCTTTTTCCCTTGTGCACCTTTTTGTTCTCGTTGGCATCTTCGTAGATGACACAACCGGCGAGCATCCATTTTAGGATGATATTGCCATCGTGTTTGAGCTTGCCGTCGTACACCAATTTCTCGAACTGTTTTGTGGGGTAGCTGATATTGGCGATGCTCTGCGAAAACTCACTGACCTCCAATCCCTTTTCCATAAGGTTGTTCATCAGTTGGCTCGCGTTCCATTTATCGAATTCCACGCATAGGTTCGCTAGCTCGTAATAGTTTTTACAGATGCTTTTTTCCACTACCGAATAATCCACCGTATTGCCGTCGGTTGCCGTAAGCAGTCCGGCATCCATCCAAGAACGATAGGGCACGCGGTCCTCTTTGCTCCTTTGTTCGATTGTGGCTTTGGGGCAAAAGAAAAACGGGAGGATATAACGGTCGCCGTTTTCGTCCGGTTCGCTAAGATGTATCTCTGCGGTGATGTCGGTGGTGGTGCTCAAATCGACCGCAGCAAAGCTTCCATGCTTTTTGAATTTCTCCAATGGGATATGGTCCACTTTGTTCTTGTCCCATATCTCCTGGGGAATCCATACCGTGGGCGCGTCCACCCACATATTCAAATGTTTTGTCTTGAAGTTAGGGGCCTTGCTCGGCTGGTTCACCGCCTTGGTGAACTCTTTGCGAAGTGAAGAGATGTCCAGGCCCCGGCCCAAAAGCGGGTTGGCCTTGTACCAGTTGGATTCATCTTCCCAATCATCGCCCTCGTCGATGTCGTGTATCATTATCCACAGGTTGTCATCTTCCTTGATGCCGTCCAACACTTCGACACAGGTATCCTCATAGGCTTTGCACACACTTGCTATATTGGTCCCGGCAGTGGTAATGTGCCATGTAATGGGCTGCCTGCGCTGCACACTGGAGGACTCCAGGTTTTCCTTCACGCCATCGGACGCATGGGCATGGTATTCGTCGATGATGCTCAAATGGCTGTTGATACCATCTTGTGTCTTGGAGTCACCTCCAAGCGGCTTAAGCGAACTACCGGTCTCCGTATTGATGATCTCTTTTTGCCTACAGACAAACCCCAGGGCTTTTAGTGCAGGGTTGGCCAACGGGCTCTCGATAAAGTTTTTGGCGGCCGCCCAGCATATCTTTGCCTGGTCCTCTTTTGTGGCACCGACATAAATCTCCGCTTCGTTCTCCATTTCAAAGCTCATCATGTAAAGTGAAAGCCCGGCCATCTCCGCGGACTTTCCGTTTTTCTTGGCCCGCTTGTCATAGACGGTATTGATTCGCCTGTTGCCTTCACCGTCCAGCCAACCAAAAACATTGTACATGGTAAACTGTTGGAACGGTGCCAAATCGAAAGGTTTGCCCGCAAGCTTTCCCTTGGTGTGGTTTAGGAGCAAAGGAAAGAACTTGATGATGGCCATTCCCTTTTTATGGTCCAGGACATAGCCCTTTTTATCGGAATTCTCGATCCAGGTAAAGAAACGCCTGCAAGCCTGTCGGACACGAAGTCCAGCAGGTATGCTTCCATCCAGTACGCCATAGGCATATTGGAAGGGTATGGATTGTTTCATTTCCTGGGTAATGTTCATTTAAGCGCCGTTTATTTTTTCTGCCAGTTCGTCGAACAGGCTTTTTTGGTTTGGGTCCGTAGTGGATTTAAGGTTTTTATCGGATGATGGTTCCAGCCCGAATTGCTTGAAGCTGTCGAACATTCTCTTGATAGCAGCGTTCTGTTGATTGAGCCAGGTACTGTTTTGGATGATTCCATTACTAAAGGTTTGAAAATAACCCGACCCCTGTTCTTTTTTTTCTGCCTCACGTATTTTACGGCAGGTAAACTCCCAGAGCGCCATTGATTCCGCGAATACTTCAAGAGCGGGAAGGTAGGTTTCCTTCAATCTTTGGATCTTGATAAGCTTGCGGGCCATGTCCTTCCAATGTTCCTTGGCCGAATCGGTAAGGTACACCGGAGGCTTTGGCACCTCGCTCAAACAGTCGTTGGCTTTGTTTATCGATACTATTTCCATAACTATATAAAATTTTTAGGTTTATCGGTCTTTTCAAAGTCATACACCCATACCCACGGATTAGCATCCAGCGATTCCTTCCCATTGATTGATTCCCAAAGGGAAAAGAATGATTCTCTGGGGTCAAAGAAGGTATTGAACCCATACTTGGGATTGACCATGTAATCGTGCCAACCAAGTATTCTATTTGGGTCATTGTGTGCGGTAATCGGTTGGATTCCCTCAGCAATAGCATCTTCCTCAGAAATATCTTTTAACCTTTCCACCCGGACATTGGTAACTTTAAGGAATATCCTGCACGCTTCCTTGGGCATGAAAATGGAGGGTTTCCATTTGAACACTTTTTGTTTTTCCAGAAAAACACCGTCCGCTTTATAAGCATAACCCTTGGTTAATTCTGCACTTGTTTCTCTCACCCAAAAAATATCCCCCTTATGAACTTTCACGCGAATATTTGGCGTACAAATTCCTGTTCCAAACCCATCATTTGAATTAACTCCCAAATGATGTCCAGATAAATTTATTTGCGGAATATTTCTTCCTTCCATTTTTTTCTTTAAAAACGCTTCCGAGACTAAACCACCTATGTTTGTTAGGTTCTTCCATGCGGAATCAAAATCAGGCTGTGGCTTAATAATCCTGCGTGTTTGAATTTTTGAACCATCAAGGATGGACTTGATCATTGGTGTACTGAATAATATTGGTGTTGTTTTCATTTTTTCAATTATGTAAACTCAAAATATTCGTTCTCCTTTACTATCGTCGTAGTGAATGGAAAGTTCCCTTTAGGTACTTTTTCTATCATCTGCATAAGTACGGTCGAACCGGTAAAAACAATATGTTTGTTGCCGTTCATCTCAAACTCCAGGGTAAGGCACTGGGTATTTTCCCTGTGCTTACTGGGTTCGATTTTAAAATTGCTGACAACAATTTCCCGATTGATGATCCTGTCCATTTTGATCTTATCACCGACCAAGCTTGTTATTTCCGGCTTTATGTTAAACTCCTTGAAGCTCTTCATCTTTCAATATTGTTTTTAAAAGGTTTTTTGAATCGCAATGTTTTGCCCATCCCATATAACTGGCGACGGATGCTTTGTTGGGGTTGTTGGCCAACATCCGGGCAAAGTTTTTTTTGATGCCCTTCCTTAAAAGGGTGTGGGTGTGATAGAACCTATATCCCACAAAATCGATTCCCCTGGATTGAACCGGGAATATTTGATAGTTTCCCTTCACCTCCAGAGCCAATATGTTCAGGAGGTATTCCTTTATCTGGGATAGGACAAAGTGCAAATATGGTTTAGTAGGCCCCAGGATGACAAGGTCATCTGCATATCTGAAATAGTATTTTACCTTGAGCTCTTCTTTTATCCAATGGTCAAAATATGTCAGGTAAAAGTTTGCAAGGTACTGGCTCAGGTAGTTCCCGATTGGAAGTCCTGGTGCACTGTCAATGATTTCATCCAATAGCCACAAAAGGTCAGTATCCTTGAACTTTCTTCTTAGAAGGGATTTCAGTATATCGTGGTCGATACTGGGATAGAACTTTGTCACATCCAACTTCAGGCAGTATTGTGTGTTTTCTTTATCGACCAAGGCGTTTTTCACGGAATTGGCAGCTGCGTGGATGCCACGCCCCTTGATGCAGCTGTAGGTGTTTGCCGTGAACGTGGATACCAATATCGGCTCCAGTATGTTCATTATGGCATGATGGGTTATCCTGTCGGGGAAGTAAGGGAGTCTGTATACAGTCCTTTCCTTTGGTTCGTATACTTTAAAGACATCATAAATGGATGTCCTGTATTTTTTTGTTTTTAAAAGGTCATGAAGTTCCTGGATGTTTTCCTCCCTGTTACGGTTGTGCAATTTCACACCGTATTGATCGGACTTTCCCTTTTGGGCCTTTTCGTCCGCAAGCACCAGGTTATCGATGCTGATAATTTTTTGATATAGGTTTCCGATCCGTTTCATGCCTTTGCTTTTAAAAGGTCGCCTTCCACTCTGGTACCAACGCCCTTCCTTTATTTCGTTATCTTTTGCCGTGTTGGCAAGGTCTGCAATGCCCAATATCTTCATTTGCATAGGTGGGAGCTGCAATTCGAGTTCGTATTCCAGTTATCGTAGTCGTTGTACGCAAACCCGGAACCTGAGGAACCGCAACCAAGGCACTGCACCACCCTATCATTTTACATCAAATAATAATCCTTGTACAAATCCCTGAACTGTTCTCCAGCGTACTCCGCCAATTCCCTGCTCTTAAAGCAAAGGCGGGAGCCGCAAGCCGAGCCCGTACCCCAGAGATCGTAGGCGAAGTACGCAAACCCGGAACCCGAGGAACCGCCCATATCGAACCATGG